TGTACGGCGCATAGTGGTTGGTCGCCGACACGATGCCGAGCACGCGCCCGGGCGCGAGGATCTCGCGAGGCGGCACGTCGACCAGCACGGTGTCGCGCGAGAGCGTGCCGGGCAGCTCGCTCATGATGAAGTCGCCGGGGCGCCGGCCTTCGGTCAGTACGGACATGGCACTACTCCTTCGTGAATCCGTTCCGCTTCGCGTAGATGGCTGCCGGGCTCAGGTCCGCGCGCCGCGTGGCGCGCTGCTCCGGCGTGAGACTGCCGTCGATCGTTTGGGGGTCGCGCAGCGCCGTCACCATGACGAGCTGCTCGCGCACGGCCTCGACGCTCATCCCGCCCCGGATGTAGGCCGCGGCCAGGTCCGGCACCTGAGACATCGCGCACAGCGCCGTGATCTGCTCCTGACGCTGGACCGCCTCGGCGCGCCGGGCTCGCTCCTCACCGATGCGCGCCTGCGCGACCTCGAGCGTCGCGCCCTCGGTGACCAGCACCTCGGCTAGGTCGAGCACCTCAGCCTCTCGGCAGAGGCGCAGGACGTCCACCGCCGCGGCCGGCTCGGGGGCCGGGGGCTCGGGGGCCGGGGGCGGGGCGGGCGGCTCGGTGAGCGCCTCCACCCGCGCCTTGAACGGCTCGGGCACCTTGAGCGTGGCGAGCGCCTTCGGGCTGAGGAGCGCAGCCGCGCGCAGGCCTTCGACCTTGTCGGTCGCCAGCCCGTAGGTGATCGCGTCGTCGGCGTCGAGCCAGGTCTCGCCGTCCATCAGCTCGCCGAGCTCCTCGTCGCTCAGCGCGGAGTGCCAGCGGTAGGTCGCGATGATGGCCGCGCGGATTGTGTCCAGTTCGGCGGCCGCGGCGCGGAGGTCGGAGGCGTAGCCGTAGACGCCCGTGAGCGGGTTGTGGACGAACAGGAGGGCGTTGTCGCCCATCGTGACCGTGTCGCCGGCCATGATCACGATCGAGGCCGCACTCGCGGCGAGGCCCTCGACGATCGCCTCGATGCGCCGGCTCTTGGTCGCCCGCTGGTCACGCAGGGCATTCGCCATCTGGACGGCCGCGAAGACGTCGCCGCCCGGGCTGTTGACGTGCAGGCGAATCGTCTGGATCGCGTCGGGGAGCTTCTTCAGCTCGTCGATGAAGGCCTTCGCGGTGATGACGCCCTGGTTGTCGCCCCACCACTCCTCGATCCACCCGCCGATGAAGTCGACGAGGTAGATGTCCGCGACGGCGGGGTCGCTCTTCGCGGCGTCGATACGGAACCAGTTCGCATTCGGCATCGGTTACCTCACTCCGCCGGCGCGGGCGCAGGCTCGCGTGGCGGGTCGGGATCGGGGTCCGGTGGCGCCAGCGCGGACGCCTTCGCCGCGCGCCGCCCGTCCGAGTCGTAGGCGAGCTTCAGCGCGTCGGCCCGCTCGTTGTCGGCCGCCTGCTGCGCGTCGATGACCTCGGCGTCGTCGCCCTGCTCGGACACGACGGCCGTCCGGCTCTTGAAGCCGCTCCGCACCGCTTCCTTGTTCGCCTGGACGTCCTGCAGTGGGTTGATGTAGGGCCAACCCTGTGGCTGCCAGAGCACGCGCGCGTACGGCTCGGGGTCCGTCAGGTAGTCCATCGGGATCGGGAGCGCCTGCGACAGGAAGACGCGGTCCATCCACGCGCGCCACACGCGGCGGCAGAACTGAAAGACGATGATCTGGTGCTGCCACGCCTGGATCGCGCGGCGGAACTCGTGGAGCAGCACGCGCACGCTGCGGTCGTTGACGGCGCTCAGGTCGCCGGTCAACAGCTCGTAGGGCACGTCGGCCGCGGTCGCGATGTGCCGGAGCTGCGCCTTGATGAACTCGCCGTACCCCGGCGCCTCGGGCGGATCGCTCCACTCGACCTCTTCGCCTGGGTCGAGTTCCTGCATCGTGCCGGGCTCGAGCTGCGCGAACGGCTTACCGCCGATCGTCGTCGCAGGGAGGCCCGTCAGCGGGTTCACCTCACCGACGTCCCCTACGGCCGGCGGGCGCTTCACGAAGCCCGTCAGCATGTTCGCGAGCTGCTGACGCAGGAGTGCTGCGTCGGAGAACTTGTGCGACTCGTGCAGGGCCACGAGCGCCTGCGCGAGCTGGGGCTCGCCGCGCAGCTGCCCGGGGCGCAGCGGGTTGTAGAGGTGGATGACCAAGTCCGCCGGCACCGCGACGTGCCGCGAGGCGTCGAAGTCGTCCTGCTCGGGCCGGCACGGATGGAAGTAGTAGGCGGTTCGCCGGCCGATGGCGTCGAACTGAATGCCGGCGCGGATCCGCTGCGACCAGTGCGTGTAGTCGTGCGGGCACAGCTCAGGCTCGAGGATCTGAATCTGGAGCGGCACCGTGAGGCCGTCGCTCAGCAGCCGCGGCCGGAGGCGCGCGAAGCTCTCGCCGCCCGTCAGCCACGTGCGCGCGGCCTGGCCCTGTTGACCGTAGAAGTCCAGCAGGCCGTCGGCGTCGCTCTCGTCTGTCCACCGCTCCCAGAGAGCCTGGAGCGCTCGCCGGAACTCGGGATCGTCCGCCTGCGAGATCGGGCGAATCCCGGTGCCGATGAGATTCGAGACGAGGCGATTGACCGCACCCTTCGCGTACCCGTCGTTCCGCACGGCGGCGCGGGAGCGGTCGCGAAGGGTGGCGAGGTTCGAGAGGAGGGCGTCGTTCGCGCGCGTCGCGACGGTCGGCCAGCCGGCGACGCGCCGCGTGCCGGTCGAGCCCGCTTCGTAGGAGCTGCTGTTGCGGACCCCGGGCGCACCGGCTCCCCGGAAGACCTGCGCGAGGCGACGTGCGGAGGTCAGAAGGCTCATCGCATTCAGAGCCCCGTCGAACCCACAAGCAGCGTCTGCTTGCTCTTCGTGCGTGCGGTGGAAGCGAGGTCCTTCAGGATGTCCTGCTCGACCTGGCGCATCTCGGCGTCTGAGCTGTAGGTCACCGAACGGTCCGCGCACTGAACCGTTCGGATGCCCCGCAGGCGCGCAGTGCGGATCGCGGTGAGGTCGGCTTCGGTGTAGGCCATGGCCTGCTTGTGAAGACACGATCAAGCAGGCCGGCGAGGGTGTCGATTTTATGAACTATTTATTCGGCGGGCAGATGTGCCGCGAGCGCATCGCGCAGCACCGCCCGCAGCGACACGCTCCGCGCGCGCGCTTGCCGGTCGTAGGCGTCGAACACCTGGCGGGGAATGGTGATCGTGGTCACGACCGCATCGGAGTCGACGACGCGCGGCCGGCCACGCGGCAGCCGGAACCGCGGAGCGGGGGTGGGGACCACGCGCCGCGGGCGCGCAGGCGGCGGCGCGTCGCCGTCCTCCTGGCCGAGCGCGGCCCGCTCGAAGCCGCGCCACACCTTCACGATCTCAGGGATGCCGGCCCCGGGCGACAGCAGCCCGAAGAAGATCGCGCGCCGGAGCCCGCTCTTGATGTGGACGACCCGTGTCTCCGACGAGAAGCGGGCCCATGACGAGTCCTCGCAGTTCCACTCGGCGCACGGGAGCGTCAGCAGCGAGACGCCGGCGCGGTCGCCCTTCGAGAGCATGTAGCCGAGCGCCGCCTGGTTGATGCCGCCGTACTGCTTCCGCCAGACCTGGTGGTGTCGGCTGTCGCCGAGCATCCGGCGGTTCTCGCGGCGCCACTCCTCGACAAACGCCCGCGTCCGGTCGGAGACGCGCAAGAACACGACGCCGGAGTTGAAGGGGAAGCGGGTCTGCTCCTTGACCGTGTAGGCGATGTCGAAGTCCCGATCCCACACGTCATCGAGCGGCCGGAGGATCATCGTGTCCGCGTCCATCAGGAGCAGCCGCGCGCCGTCCGGAGCTCCGGTCACCACGTGATACCAGTGCTCCATTTTCTGCGTGTTGTGGACGTGCGACGGAATCCCGAGCGCTGAGCGCATCGGCTCCGGCCGGACGTGGCGGACCTGAATCTCCCAATTCGGGCAGTAGGTCTTTGCGGTGTACTGAAGGACCTGCGCGAGTCGCGCCCACAGGTGGTCCACGTCCGCGCCGAAGTAGCACGCCTCGAGACGCGGCTTCACGGCGCGGTGCTCCAGCGTGGCGTCACGCGGCCCCGCCAGTTCGCCCGGTTCTGCTCGCCGAGGTGCAGCACGTAGAGGTCCCAGAGCGCCGCGGTCGCCGGGAACTGCCGGCGAAAGTCGAGGTCGTACTTACCAGCGGTCCGATACGACCCGAAAGCCAGACCAGCCCGATAGCGAAAGAGCTGGAAGTAGCCGAGGCAGCGCCGCGCCGACCAGAGGGCGTGTTCGCGCGTGTTCGGGCACTGAACGTAGGTCGCGCCCCGCACCTTCGGTGGGATGAGCGCCAACCGCTCGCGTGGCGTCCGGCCGCGGCGGTGGAGGCGCAGGTCGCGCGGCGTCAGGCAGTGGTAGCGGGCGCAGCCGTACAGCACATCGGGCTGCACCTCGTCCTCGCCCGGGAAACGCCCGAACGGGTACACGTCCGCGTCCAGCGAGAGGCACAGCTCGCCGGGCGCGGGCGGCCGCCGATACCCAGGCGTGATGCCGAAGGCCTCGTCGAGGGCGGCGGCCTTGTTGAGCATCGCCTCGTCACGCGACCAAGCGTGGGTGGCGACAAGCCCCACGCCGTGCGCGGACGCGACCTCGTGCGTCTCGTGGTCCTCCGGCTCCGTCACGACCGTCAAGGCCTCGGCGCCGAGCATCTGCACCCACGCCGGCAGGATGACGGCGAGCAGGTCGGCGTAGCGCAGGGCTGGGATGACCGCCCTCATCGCTGCACCCACCATATCGAGTCGCAGCGACCTACGCGCCCCAGGCACTCGTCGACGGCCCGCGCGACGCCAGGCCAAGACTTGTGTGAATAGTCGTGGCCCGCCAGGATGCCGCCCATCCGCACAAGCGGGCGGTACAGCTCGATGTCCCGCTTGCACGGTTCGTAACGGTGGTCGCCATCAATGAAGATCAGGTCGGCCTTCTGTCCACGCAGGCGATCGCGCAGCGCAGGTAGGGCATCGGCCGAGTACCGCTGGATCGCCACGACGCGGCCCGTCGCGAGATGGTCGGCGAGGTTCCGCTGAAAGGCCGCGAAGATGTTCTCCCAGGTCCCGCCGTGCTTGTGGATCCACTTCGCCTGCGAGCCGTCGTCGTTCTGGTAGGTGATCCAGGGATCGACTGCGAAGACCACCCCAGGGCAGTGGTCGGCGAGCGCCCGGGTCGAGCGCCCCTGGAAGGATCCGATTTCGATGATGATGCGGGCGCGGTGTGCCTGCTCGGCGAGCCAGGTCAGCTCCGCCGGAGACATCCAGCCTGTGATGGCGAGGGCGGGACGAAGATCGATCCGTGAAGCCATGCGCCTCATCGCGTTGACAACGCGGGTGGACGCGAACGAAGACGAGAACAGCCTACCGCAGCGAGGGCAAACCTCAGCGGGAGGTACAACCCCTTGTAGGTATGAGCTTGATCCGGTGCGGATCCAGCACGGTCTGGTAGGTCGTCCAGCGGCGATTGCAGCGCGGACACTCGTGCCGGCGCCGCCGGTACCCCTGCCCTCGACGCGAGTTGATCACCCGCCCTCGCTGGCCGCACTCGCGACAGACTTCAGGGTCCGGAAGCACCACAGGTAATCACCTCCCGAGATACGACGAGTGAGACACGCGCCGGCCGGCATCAGGGGGACGCGCCGGACCGGGCACCAGAGACGACGCGCGCGCAGGCGCGGCCATCCCCGGCACGGGCGTCGTCGCCAGGACCTCGAGCATCTGCAGGATGTTCGGCTTCAGCAGCCGATACGCCGCCAGGCAGAGCACGCTCATGTCGAGGACCTCGTTCCGCTCCCGGTCCTGAACCCACACGACGTGCGTCGCGACGCCCGCCGCGTTGTAGCGCGTCTCCTTGTGCTCGGCGCACAGCTGTGCGAAGAACTCCTCGTCGACGTCCAGCGGGAAGTGGATGTAGCCAGGCCCCGGCGCCGCGAGCGCGAGCGACCCGTACACGTTCGCCTTCGCGTCGTCGACGTTGACAGGCCAGAGCCGCACCGGCAGCGGGCTCTTGCCGGGGCGCTTCTCGGTCGGCTTCCCGACGATCGGCTCACCGCTCCGCCCCGCGATGCCCTTCGTGGCGTAGATCCGTCGCGCCTGGTGCGCGAGCACGA